AAAAGATAAAGAAGGCAATGTAGTCAGTTGGAGACAGGAAGGCGAATGGAAAAAGTCAACTAAAGATCCTAAGGGTAAGGTTACTAACCTAAGTGATAAGGCACGCCGCGACACTGAAAAGAAGGCTAAGGCACCAGCAGAAAGTATTGAAGATTTTACTGAATGGGCAGACGCACTGGAAGAAGGAACACTAACTCCCGATCAAGTAGAAGCACTAAAGTCAGAATTAGAAACTATGGCACAATCAGGGCAAAAATTAGATTTTCATACAGCATATGAATTTTTTAATCAATTCGGCATAGATGATCCTCAATTACAACAAGACTTTCAAGCACAGGCAGAATTAGATTCAAGCGAAAATCCTTTAAAAACATTCAAAGACTGGGCAGCAGATGCTTATCCGGATCTATTAGGTCCTTTAAGCGTAGTCCTACCTAAAGACCAACCTGCTGCCCCCCAACCATCAGTTGAAAATGATGATATGTCATTTACAAATAATATGATGAGTAATGTAAGCGAGGCTAAAAACATGGATGAAGTCTATCATCGTGTGGCAGAAATGATTAAGAGTCGCTTTAACAAAGATAATCCTACAGTAGGTCCGTTTAACGGTCAAGAAGGTATACTACTTGATGTTGAAAAAGAAATTAAAGAAAAATACGGCGAAGAAGTTAGTCAACATGCTCGTAGTGTAGCAGAAAAGTTTATGGAGAGATTAAGCCAGAAATGGGCCGCAAAGCACAAGCCTGCACTAATGGGAGAGAAAGGCATGGCGGAAGGATCTGGAGAAGCAATTTTCTCAAAGATTGCCGCAAGTGGCGATGATGGCTATGATATGATCTATGATGGATTAGTTGGTAAATTTGGTGAAGAGGCTAGAGTGGCACTACAAGACATGTATGACGAAATCGCAGTTAATTCTAGATTGCATCCAGACGATGACTTTGAGGAAATACAAAGTCGAATGCTTGATCAAATAGAACAGGGATACGGCATGTCAGAGCAACCAGATGAAGGCAATGCTTTCGGTATGCAGGCTAGGTATGCAGACAAAGGCGATAAGTTCACAGTAGGCGATCAAGAATATATTAAGTCCGAAGATGATGCTGCCCTAGAAGCAATGAGTCGTCATGCTAAAGGTTGGGAAAAATACGGACCAGGCATGAAGGAATTAGCCAAAGCAGGTAAGGCAGGCGCTAGTGAAAAAGAAATGGATCGCATACGCAAAAAACATGATAGATATGACGAAGAAGTTGAACTTATTCGTAAACTTTCAGGAATGTCAAAATAATAGAAGGATTAAATGGCAATTATTAATAGATCTGGATTCCCTATCTTAAGCACTTTTGACAATTTAACTAAGCCTACATTTGCCCATAGCACAATAGTTTGGAATATGCGTAACTTCGATGACGCAGATTACTATTATTGTGAATACAAAACTAAAGACACATTTGATATAATAAAGTTAGATGATGTTGTAAATCCTGATATTAAACATAATATTAAATCGGGTCAATGTTTCTTGATGATGGTGAATTTTCATGAGTGCTTTCCAAACACTATAGAACCTCTAATTAAACATTTGGTAATTCAAAATGAAATACCTCCTCAACAAATTATACTAGGATCTGGTAATCCTGACATGATACAAGAAGTTAGGAGAGTATCACAAAAACTTGGTGTAGAAGAAATTAAAGTCGAATGGTTTTTAGAACTTGAATATGCTGCTCAAGAACAATTAACACAACCTCACTATAATAGAGTAGGTGTAAGAATTCCTACCCTTGAGCATAAATCTTATCCAAAGACATTTTTAAATTTAAACAGAAGATGGAGAATGCATAGGCCTACAATGATAGCATTACTGGCCAATAAAAATTTGCTAGATAAAGGTTATATAAGTTTAGGAAAAAGTGACGATAATAACGATTGGGAAAAAGTATTTTGGGGTATAAAAGAGTTTAATTTAGCATCTGAAGAAATTACAAAAATTTTAAATGAATATGAACCTTTTTTAAAATCTATGCCTGATCTTTATCTTGACACAGAAGATTTAGTCACAAACAGATCATTTTTTGATTTTTCATCACATTACCTATATGAAAATACTCTGTTCTCTTTGGTTAGTGAGACTAATTTTTACACGAATCCATCAATTGACTCGGTTGGTAGATTCATAACAGAAAAAACATTTAAATGTATAGGATTGGAACATCCTTTCCTATTAATAACAACAGCCAATTCATTACCTTTATTACATCAACTTGGGTATAAAACTTTTCATCCATATATAGATGAATCTTATGATCAAGAACCCAACGATCATAAACGTTTACTAAAAATAGTAGATGAAGTAGAAAGACTGTGTAATCTATCAGATTCAGAGATAGAAATCTTCATTAACGAATGTAGGAAAATTGTGGTTCATAATAGAGAGAATTTATTATCAAAGACTCATTTTACCTATAAAATGAACTAATATTTCGTTGACAACATAAATAAAATTGCGTACAATAACATGTATGCACTTTTTCTTTTTAGTCAGTTGGCTAGAAAGAAGTGGCACAAACTAAAGGCATATTATTAAGGAGAAAACATTATGGCAACTTTAGCAGAAATTCGCGCTAAACTTCAACAAAGCGCACAAACTCAAATTAGTTCCGGTGATAATCAAATTTACCCACACTGGAATATAGCAGAAGGTACTACAGCAACAGTTCGATTCCTTCCGGACGGCGATTCCAATAACACATTTTTCTGGCTTGAACGAGCAATGATTAAACTGCCTTTTGCTGGTGTAAAAGGTGAGACTAACTCTAAACCAGTTACCGTACAGGTTCCTTGTATGGAAATGTGGGGCGAAACTTGCCCCGTTCTAACAGAAGTTCGTCCTTGGTTTAAGGATAAATCACTTGAAGAAATGGGTCGTAAGTATTGGAAGAAAAAGTCATATCTGTTTCAAGGCTTTGTAGTTCAAAGCAATCTAAGCGAAGACAAGACTCCGGAAAATCCTATTCGTAGATTTATCATCGGTAGTCAGATTTTTAACATTGTTAAAAATGCTCTTATGGACAGTGAGATTGAAGAACTGCCCACAGACTATGTACGCGGTCTGGACTTTAAGATTACAAAAACTTCAAAAGGCGGTTATGCTGACTACTCTACTTCAACTTGGGCTCGTCGTGAACGTGCTCTTAGTGCTGAAGAAAAAGCAGCAATTGAGCAATACGGTCTGTTTAATTTGAAGGATTTCTTGCCTAAGAAGCCAGGCGAAGTTGAACTCAAAGTAATCAAAGAAATGTTTGAAGCATCAGTAGATGGTGAGGCATTTGATATGGAGCGTTGGGGTCAATACTTCAAACCAGCAGGTATGGGAGGTGGTGAAAGTGCTGCTGCCAAACCCGTAGCAACCAAACCCGCAGCCAGCAAACCGGTTGTAGAAGATACGGAAGAAGATCCTGCGTTTGAACCTGATATTAAACCTGCTGCTAAAACAGAATCAGCAGGTGGAGATGCTAGTCAAAGAGCCGCAGATATTATCGCAATGATCCGTAAACGCAATCAACAGTAATTGGAGATTGTGATGGCAAAAACTGTAAAGGTTAATGAGAACTTTTCTCTAGTCTATAATAGCCGTGAGGATCAAAGCGGTGATACAGTTATGGACTGTAATATCAACTTTGATAATCCTAAAGATGATAGTACAGTCATCCATAGACTGAATACATGGCTTAAAGCCATAGGCAGGACTGATATCGAAGTTGTGCCTAAAGAATATCCCAAAGGAAAATAATATGGGTAAAGCGTTTGACATTTCCAAGTTTAGAAAATCTATTACTAAATCTATTGATGGGTTAGGTATAGGTTTTAACGATCCTACTGATTGGATCTCAACTGGCAATTACGCATTAAATTACCTTATCTCCGGGGACTTCTTTCGAGGAGTTCCTTTAGGTAAGGTAACAGTATTTGCTGGCGAATCAGGGGCAGGTAAGAGTTATATCTGCTCAGGCAATATTATTAGACATGCACAAAGCCAAGGCATTTATTGTATCTTAGTTGATTCAGAAAATGCTCTTGACCAGTCATGGCTAGAAGCACTTGGTGTTGATGTTTCAGAAGATAAACTACTGAAACTTAACATGGCAATGATTGATGATGTTGCTAAAACTATCAATGAATTTATGAAAGAATATAAGGCCATGGAAGACAGGCCCAAGGTTCTATTCGTAATTGATAGTCTCGGCATGTTGATGACTCCTACTGATATTAACCAATTCGAAGCAGGTGATTTGAAAGGTGATATGGGTCGTAAGCCCAAGGCACTGACCGCACTTGTTCGTAATTGTGTTAATATGTTCGGTAGTTATAATGTCGGACTAGTATGTACTAATCATACATACGCCAGTCAAGACATGTTCGATCCAGATGACAAAATTAGTGGCGGGCAAGGCTTTATCTATGCGTCATCTATTGTAGTTGCTATGAAAAAACTCAAACTAAAAGAGGA